ATCACTGGTTATTTCAAATGTTGCCCCTCGCACAGTGTCAATTAAACTATTTGTTCTTGCCGCACTTCTATCTTTACTCCAAGTCAATCCACCCTTACCAGACAGGTCAATATTATTGATGATGGTTTGCGTAGCACCTGTACCCGTATACAAAAAACAAGAAAACACATCCTCAATAAAGGGTGGTGGGGGTTGGCTGGGCCAATTACCGGCTTGCTGGGCTTGCTGTTGTTGGTCAAGCGTCCAGATACCCGAAGCCGCCGATGTTGTTGGCGCTACTGGAGACTTCGTGATAAACCCGCCACTGTATTTCTGACTCATGTTCTGTCCTTACGCAATCGCCAAAAAGATGTAGGTTCCGGCACTGACGTTGATTGCCGCCAGAATTGCTGAGTCCAGCGCAAAGCCCGTTGATACTGTGGTCACAGAGCCAAGCGTTGCTACTTCGGCAGAATTGACGTTTAAACGTATGTACGGGTCTGTCAGCACCGTCATGCCACGGGCGGTGTCGTAAACGTACCAATCACCAGTACTGCCGTCATCGTAACGCTTGATGAGTACGAACCTCGCTCCACCTGCGCCAAATCCACAATTTATGGTTTGGGTTGTGCCGTTGCCTGTGTAGGAGCCTACTTTAGAAACACCAGCGCAGGTTGCAAAAAGGTAGGCAACAAACGTAGCGCCAGAACCATTTACCTGCACATTTGTACCAACAGAAAAAACTGAAGCGGTTGGGTAAGTGTTATTAAAATATGAAGATGCGGTGTTTTGTGCCCCGTTAGTATCTAAAAACAAAAATTTATAGTCACCAATGGCCGTGACCAAAGTAGGCCAAGCATAAGCAGTACTTCTACTTTTTATGATTACCATCTCGGGGGCAACAGTTAAATTGTGCGTTATTGTTGCGTTACTTCCCGTCCCCGTATAGCAAACCACATCAAAGAAGCCGGGGGTGCGACGAAATGAATACCAAGCCGTTCCAGCACCAATCATGGATGGGGCGAATGTGGTGTTACTAGCAAATGAACCTGATGGCCCATAAGTATTACTTTCTGCCGCTGTAGATTGCGTAAATAGTTGCGCTGTTGTTCCAACCAATCTATTTCCAACTAATACATTATAGGGCGCGCCTGTTTTATTAAAATCAAAATACATATCTGTTGGGAACCCAACAGTTTGCGTTGTAGTATCCGCCGCATTATAAGGCTGGAACACACTCGTCCCCAGCGTAGGCACTGCCATCGGGCCACGGCGTATGGCTATGTAAATGCAAGTTGCACTACCATCTACGGTTGCATAAAAACCAGTAGCGGTTGGGTATCCAAGGTCGGCACTAGTATATTCAGCATCAACAGAATTAGCCCGTAAAAAAGGGTCGTATGTGCCTCCAACAGTATATCCACGCATTGTATCTATAATATTCCAACTATTAGCCAGACTACTTGGTTTATACATAACCCACTGAGGTTCGTACCCAAGGTTTACGGTTGCTTCCCCACTAGCATTGGTCGTAAACGACCCACACGAAATCACATTGTCTGTACCAGTTAGGCCAAAGCCTCCTGCGTCATGGGCGAAAACATAAGCCACATATGTGCCGCCAGAAGCATTAACTGTTGCTCCAGAACCTACGCTAAAAACTGAGGATGTTGGAGGTGTGCCTGAATTCCAAACAGAAGAAATAGCGGCGGCATTAGTTAAATTTAATTGGATTGAATAGTCAGCACTTGAAGCCGGTGTGCTTTGTATTGCTCTATGAAAAACTTCCCAATTTGCCGCTGTATCTGTACGTTTGACAATAATACAACCGGGCGTTGAACCAAGATTATGAGCAATAGTTCTTGCAACTCCTGTCCCTGTCCACGTCACAACATCAAAAAACTTTGTTTGCTCTCGGAATGTCCATGAGGCGTAGGTAATGGTGTTTTGATTAGTCTCTCCATTTGCACCAGTAATAGAAAATCCAGTAGTATTAAAGGCACTCACCCCATGCGCTTGCACCACATTTGCAGTAGTATCATTGGAACGTAAACGATTTAATGCACCCCGTGCAGTGTCAAATAAAGAGTGATTGTCAGCCAAACTTCTTGGCTTAATCCAAACCAATCCACCGTTGCCAGATATATTAATGCCGTTGGTGATTGTCTGTGATGTTCCGTTACCCGTATAAAGGTACGTGCTGAACACATCCTCAATATACTTTGGCAGAGGCTGAATAGGCCACAAACTTGCCGCAATCAACTGTAACTGTTGTTCTAATGTCCATACGCCAGACGCAGTGCCTGATTCACCACCCGAAGTTGTCGGCGGCGTTGCGGAAATGACCGCGCCCTTGTAGCGATTAGACATAAGCCGTTTCCCCGTTTATGCAATAACTTCGTATGAGATGCTGAATGTGATACCGCTGGCTGTGCCAGAGGTAACAACAATTGATGTACCCTCCATCAGGTATATCGCAGTAGTTTTATCAGTCACAATCAAAGAAGCATCAGCGGGGACAGACACGGTAGACACGACTGGGTAAGCCGTACCGCCCGCAGGAGCAGAGCCTTGAGCCACAGCGCCGTTGGTGTAGATGGACACCGTAGCATCCACAGCCGAAGTGCCGTTCACGTTAGCCGCAACAATCTGGTTGACCTTAAATACCGTGCCGCTTGCGGCGGCATTAGGAACAAGAACAACTGCCGCTGTGCCAGTGGGTGTGTAGTAAGTTGTCGTGCCAAGAATGGACGTTACGTTAACTATATTGGGATTTGCCATGATGGTTCCTTACAGACCGAATACGATTGAAAAAGCGATTGCCTGACCCTTGGTTGCGCCAGTAGCCGCAGGTGCTTGGAAAGTGGGTGCAACTCCGGGGCCGTTTGAAGTCAGCACATGAGTTGCAGTCCCTACAGCAGTAGCCACAGGAGCCGCCCCAGCACCGCCACCGTAGACAACACCGTACTGCGTCAACGCACCAGATGATGCCCATGTGGATGCGCTTGAGAAGTACGGTACACCGCCACTTGTACCAGCGACAGTCAGCGCCAAAGTACCAGAAGTTGTGATGGGTGAGCCAGCAACTGAAACTATGCCACCAGTAAATGACTGGGCTACAGAAGTCACTGTGCCAGTACCGCCTGATGCGGCAATTGTGATTGTTCCACTACCGTTGGTAATTGTGATGCCAGTTCCAGCCGTCAGCGTTGTTTTTGACAGCGTGTTACCTGTGGTATTTCCAATCAGCAATTGACCGTCGGTGTAAGTAGTTTGTCCAGTTCCGCCATTTACCACGGGCAATGCCGTGCCTGACAAGGTAATTGCCAACGTACCGCTTGATGTGATTGGTGAGCCTGCAACTGACAAGAAAGCAGGCACAGTTGCGGCAACTGAAGTAACCGTGCCAGATGCGCCAGCACTAGATGCCAATAAAGTCACCGTGCCGCCGCTGTTCTTTGCGTACAACTTCATGTCCGAAATGTTCAGCCCCAACTCGCCGTTGGCAAGATTGCCAGACGTTGGAATAGCCGCCGCAGTCGTACTGTGGTACAACTGAATTGGGGTGTAAGTTGCTTGTGCCATTTAGAAGGTTCCTCCTGAGATTCCGCCCGGTACAAATAACATTGTGCCGTTAAATGTTAACGCTGACCCCATTGTCAGTTGATTTCCAGCGTTTTGATAAGCCACGCCATAAGATGTTCCGTTTAGAGCGTACAACTCTGTAATGTCGCTGTTAGTGCCTGACTTTGCGGCAACTAGGTTTGTTCTTGCATCGGTAGCGTTTGTTGCTCCAGTCCCACCTTGTGCAACTGTTACAGTTGTACTTGCATCAAGCAACCTGACCCACGCACTGCTGTGAGCAAAGTACATCGCCCCGTCTGAATGACTGTGAGCCAACGCCCCATGATAAGTAGCCGCAGACGGGAAAGCCGCTTGATTGGCAAAGTAAAACGGAATAGTTGACCCAACTTGCGGCGCTACGATTGCACCAGTGTCAGAGATTGTGACCAAACTATTCTGTAAAATTTTTCCAGTTGTTCCGTCAAACCTTGTGATTGCGTTATCTGTTGCAGATGCTGGGCCAACCACATCACCAGAACCAGAGGGGGCAGACCAAACGCCATCGCCACGCCAAAATGTTGATGCGCTTGCTGATGTGCCTGAGTTTAAATTGGTGACGGGCAAATTGCCTGTAACGCCCGTGGTTAAAGGTAGGCCAGTTGCATTGGTCAATATTCCGCTACTTGGTGTACCCAATACACCACCATTTACAACAAACGAGCCAGCGGAGCCTACATTGACTGCTAATGCAGTAGCAACTCCAGTACCCAAGCCTGTAATTGAACCAGCCGCAGGGGTAACGGTGACGTTACTTGCCGCCGTCAATTGACCTTGAGCGTTGACTGTAAAAGTTCCAACTTGAGTTGCAGAACCGTAGGAAGCCGCCGTAACGCCAGTCACATCAATACTGACTGTTCCAGTTGAGGTAATTGGGCCACCCGTCAGCCCAGTTCCCGTAGCAACCGAAGTAACACCAGAGCCTGATGCAAACGCAGTCCAAGCCCCGTTATAACCCTCAAACAAACCAGTTGTTGAGTTGAAACGAAAGTTACCTAACGTAGATGTTCCGCGTTGGCCTGTTGTCCCCGCAGGTACGACAACGCCTCCAGTGCCGGGGATCACGGGGTCACTAACCAAAGAAATCGTTGGATTACCACTTACGCCAGTCCCGTTTGCAACGTCAATTTGGTTGGCGGTTCCTGTGATGGTTGCAGAGGTGATAGCGCCACCAGTTGAAAGCACCACAAGGCCATTAAAACTGGCATTGGCAAAATTTAACACCTGACCGCTCAAAGCGATGGTCGGGTCGCCAGATACGCCAGTACCGTTTGTAATTGACAGCCCGTTGCCAGAAACCGCTATAGAACGGCTTGTAAGGGCTGTAGAAGACGTTTTAACTTGGAACCCAGTACCAGAGTTCACCAAAGACAATAAAGCGCCTGTGGTGCTTATATTGAAGACTCCCTGCGCTCCGCCGTCGGTCGTAGTCAACCCATTTGTTGCCCCCACAGACCGACTGTTTGCCAACTGAGGTGTCTGATTGACCGTCAGATAGGTGTAAGTCTGAACAGGCGTGCCAGCAAGCGCCGCAGTCGTAGTCTGGACTGTCACCCCATTTTGGACAATAGGAACCGCCTCAGTGCCTGTAATGGCACCAGCGGCAGGGAGTTGGAGTATGGTGACTTGTGCAGACATTTATGTACTCGTATTGTCAGGCGGGTTTGGCGCAATAGTGTCTTTGTTGCCAGTGCCTGTTGGCGTTTGGGTGTTCTGCTCAGTCGAGATTTGGAACTGGCTTGTGCCACCAGTCATCAAATAATTATCGCCAGCATCGACGGACACATCAGGACGCGCAAACCGCAGGTTGATACGTTCGGTCTTGCGGGCGGCAAGGCGGTAGGGGTCGAACTGATCCCTGCACCCTTGATCGCACACCCGCAGGCCGGGGAAGTTGGGGTCTGGCCCCAAAGTCACAAAGGCACGCTTCATCTTGCATCGGTCGCAAATACCAATTGCAAGTGAACTTAGTCCTGTTGTGTCAAGAAAGATTGGCATTATGCTGTGTACACCGAAATGTTCGGTGCCCAGTAAATTGGAGACTTGTCGCGCTCTTCTTGCTCAACGATGTAGAGGTGCTTCTCGGCCATCTTCTCTAGGTAGCCGATTCTGTCCATTGCCACCTGCGGAAGTTCAAGGCTCATGCGGTGAGCCAGCATAAACACTATCGCCTCGTACCAGCGTTGAGGAATCTGTAATTCATCAGTCAATGCGCCAACGTCCATGACCTGAGTGGAATACCACACCGTCATCTGAACAAAGGGATCGCTTGGGGTAGGCCACAAGTAAATCTCTGGATTGGGAATGGTGCGATTAAACCAAAACTGAAAGGGTTGATTTGCCGTGAAGTTTTTGTTCGGTAGGTTGGTGTAGTCGTCGCGGTTTAAGCGAGACATCGTTATTTCGGTGCTGTTGTTGCCGATGTACCACTCGCGAAGGGCAAGGGTGGTGCCACCAGAAGCAACGATGCGGTAGAAAGGGACGTTTTGCCCCGGGTCTATGTCCGTCCACACCCATGTGTTGTCCGTTACGGCCACCGCCCCAAGGTTCTGCAATGTGACGTATGTCACACCGTCAGTTGAGTATTGGAGCGAGATATTCCACGTTGCCGACCCACCACCAGCAATATAGGGCAAGAACCCAATAGAGCCTGCATAGATGGGGTCTGTGGTGCCGTAATTGACCGTAAAACTCCCGTTTGCCGAAGCCTGCTGGGTAAAGGTGTCAACATCCCCATCGTAGAGGTTTGCGACAGTTCCACCAGCAGATGAGGTGTATGCCCCACTAGGTCGGTCTAACGTGCGGTACAAGACGTTTAACGCGTCTACAGCGCCATCAGGCAGGGTGTATTGATACTTGTTGGCGGTCAGGCCAATAACCTCTTTGCTGATGCACCAATACTGCACGCCGCGATTGATGAGGTCAGAGAGAAGAAACCCAAGCGATTGACGAGCGGAGACAACTTGTTCAGAAGTCAACTCTTCAGCCAGTTTTCCACACCGACGAGCGCCGTGGTCAATCAACGTCTGCACATTGACCGTTTGTCCATAAGTGTCAGAATACGCCATTTTTGTTCCTTACCAACCGGGGCAGTCCCACCGCTTTAGCGATGCCTTGGCGCGTGGTGCGTCCCCCTTTGAATGCTCTACAACACCGCTCATGCGTGCGCAAAAGGAGTCTTTTCTAGCGCCGCCTTTGGGCTGTGGAGCCTTTAAATTGCTTCCCGTTTCACGGTTGTATTTTGCCCGACCTTTGGCCGTTAATCCAGCACCTTTTTCAACGGACAACTTTTCTCCGCGACCAACTGCTAAATTAACTTTTTTTTTGCTCATTTTACTTTGGCGGTTTTTGCCGACTGCTTAAAGTCACCAGCCGTTGGCGCACCCTTGCTACCCACTCGGCGCATCTTTTCGCCAGAGCCTTCAGAGATTCTTTCACGTTTTGCATTGATATTGTCATACAAGCCGCCGCCTTTCATTTTCTTTGCTTCATCTGCCTTGGAAAATTCTTTACCGACTTTTTGAGGGATGCCAGTTTTTTTGGCGAACGAAGGGTTGTGTGCAACCGCATTCATTAACTTGTGTTGGGCAGGTGATTTAGTCGGCATAGGATTTAATCATGTCAAGTGTGATTGAATAAAAATCGCCTGCGGCGGCGTCCGTTGTTGTAAACCTTATATCGCCAGTTTTGCCCGCACCCGCGTTGTTTGGAAGTCCACCAAACAATGAAAAATCCATGTTGTAAAATGTGTTTTGTGGAACACCAATACAAAACAAATCAGTTGTTGCATCCCACAAAATTTCTACTTGCAAACCATGCGTTGATGCGTAAATTTTTAGAATTGTTACGCCATCACACGCTTTGCCAGAAGCACTTGACGAAAGAGTAGACACATCTACTTTTAATACCGCAGATTCATTGCCAGAACCATCGCACAAAAAATCAAATTTTTGGATTGCTGTGCGCTCGCCATCAAAAACAGTTTGCGTCGCTACTGTATTAGCCATAATTTTCTCCCATTAAAAGCAGGGGCCGAAGCCCCCACCTTATTTCAACAAACCATACCGCCACGCTTTTTGGTTGCTGGTGAAACCGTTACAGACTCTTTAGTCTTGGTCACACTCTCAGAACCCTTTGGCATGAAGTAATCCTTTGCTTTACCAGCAAGTTCTTTCATCATGCTCAATGGATTCATTGCATCCTCAAGTTCACGGTTGTACTTTCCAGTTTTATCGTAAGCACCTTTAGACATATCTACTGGCTTACCACCATCCTTCATCTTCTGATACTTGCTGTAGACATCGTTGGACTGAGCCTTTGCCTGCTTCATAGCAGTCTTGTTCTCAGCCCCAAATGCCTTCATTAAGCTACCTTCGGCAGGGGTGACCTTGCCACCCTTTTTGAAAGTACCAGCATAACGGTTAATGCTTACGGGTGCTGATGGCTTTTTATCGCCTTGGGGCATCGCGACGGGCTTGCCTGAATTAACAGTTCCCCCCGTCGCGTAGGCTTTTTTTGAGGATTTACCCCCCATTTTGTAGC